GGGGGTTGCCCCTTCGGGAGTTGTACTGAAAAACGTGCGGCGTTATGATAGATAGAACATTCGATTTTTTCACGGGCCTTTTCGATCAGAATCGGAAGGTATTTCTTTTTGTATTTATCGTGCTGATCTCGGGTTGGCCTGCTCAGTTTTTCATTGATAAGATGGAACAATGGCAGATGTTACCGAGTCCGGCGGCGGCGGAGCAGATTAGTAGAAAGAATGAACATCTAGCTCATTATGCTATGATACAATCTGTGCAAGGTAGCGTCCGTGAAAATAACCGTCTGAACAGCGCGATACTGTCGCAGTTAGAAGCGCAGACCAAAGGGGCAGCGGCGGATAGGAACATATTGTCATTCTATACATGGAAAGAATGTATCAGGGATAATGGTAAAGGAGCTAAGATCTGTGCGAGATTTGAAAAACTTGCTTCTGGTGATTAGTATCAGTCTGCTGATGGCAGCCTGTGGAAACAGGGCCTTGTGCTTTAAGCAAGGTGAAGGTGCTCATGTTACCAGTACCCTGGGGTATTTTTATGATAGTTCTGACTGGGCAATGCACGGGCCTTCGGAGTTACAGATAATTCCAGAAAGTTTTGATACCAATCCATGTCCGAGGCACGAGGTACCAAATGGGTCGGTCTAAGGCATACGATGCTAGTATAGCAGATCTCGAAACGATCTATAGTAAGATGCGTACATCGTTTGAGATGGACGCTGAGCGTGAGGCTGTCGCAGCTAGCCGTGATGAGATGATGGAAGAAATCCGTACTGCGCTTCGCGAGGGACTGGTTTCTAAGGAAGTAATAGCGGATGAGATCATCAATGATATCATGCTGAACAGTTCCAACCCACAAGATCGTCTTAGAGCAGCTGAACTTATTAAAAAATCCGAGATGAACAAAAAAGGCAGTACTGCTGGTAAGCCGCCTTCGGAGGTAGACATTGAGCGATTTTTCCGAGTCCTTGAGGAAACTGGAACGATACGAGAAGCTATCGAGGAGCGTCGAGAGATTTCGACCCAATCTGCGGGAGCTATGTCTGAATAGTCTGTATTTTTTATGCAAGGCAGTGCTAAGATACGACGTTCCAGATTACAAGGTAGGCATGAGTCCTGCCTTCCATGGGCCTTTGTGCAAAAGTCTGGATGCCATACAACAGCCTTACGGCAGGAGGCTGGATCTTTGGCCTCGCGGTCATTTGAAGACCCATATCATGACCATTGGCAAGAGTATACAGTCGTATCTGAGAAATCACGATATAAGAATATTATTCATAGGTTCTAACGTAGACAATGCGTGTAAAAATCTTAGGGCCGTCAAGTACCATTTTGAGAACAATACGTTGTTACAGTGGATATTTCCTGAGTGCATTCCTAATGTCCGCGATGACATATGGGCTGAGACTAGTATCGTTCTTCCTAGAAAGCACAATCTCCCAGAAACAACTTTCAAGGCCATCGGCGTTGGTACTCGTATTACAGGCTGGCATTTTGACGAAATAGTCAAGGACGATCTTATCGACGAAAAGACGGAAAAATCTCCGGAGGTTATGCAGAAGATTATTGATTATCACCTGGTGTCTAAGAATCTTTTGGAAAGTCCGGCGACGGGTGTTGATCGTATTATAGGAACAAGATGGCTCGTTAGTGATTTGTATGATTATATTATAAAGAACGAGCCTGAGTACGAAGTATGTACGTTAGGAGCGTTGTATAAAAATTCAAAAGATGAATGGCGTTGCTCATGGCCTGAGCGTAATACGGTAGAATCATTATTAGCATTACGTGAGAAAGAACCATACATGTTCTCATGTCAACAGATGAACAATCCGAGGGATGAGAGTGTTACTAATTTCAAGGCTCAATGGCTGAGATATTATACGTTCACAGAAAATGCTGACGCCATATTGATGGAAGTCTAATGGCTCTTATAAAAGTACCGATTAATGATCTTGATATCGCTATCGCAGTCGATCCAGCCATCAGTGAATCGCTTCGAGCGGCGAGAACTGCGATCATCGCCGCAGGCATAACGCCGTCGGCTAGGATAGTCGTACTGGAATATTGGGTTAAGAGACAGGGTGATCCAGCGTTAGTGATAGATGCCATTCTGGATATGGCCCAAAGGTGGATGCCTAGGATTATCGGTATTGAGACCATTGCTTATCAGAAGGCACTCTTGCCTTATATGAGTCGAGCGATGGAGAAAAGAAGCATGACAGTTCCGATTATGGAACTGAAGCCGGATAGAAATGGCAAGATCGTTGAGAAGAAGAATCAACGGATCTTATCCATGCAGCCGTTTTTCAAGACGAGTCAGGTCTTTTTCCAAAAGGGGATGTTAGATCTGATTGAAGAATATGAAACCTTTCCTATGGGAGGTACAGTTGATCTTCTCGATGCGCTTAGTTATCTTTTTAGAATATTAGTCCCTAATAAACAAAAGGGAAAAGCACCTGGTGAAAGTGCTATCGAAAGACTCGCTCTTACCAGTCCTAACGATGCCAGATATTGGCGAAGTTGGGGTGAGAAGAAGGGGCTGCTTCAGTCTAAGGAAGATTGGTTGAATGAGGATGTTATAGGACTTGAGGAAAATTTCAAGCCTGGTATAGGAGAATTTGTTCACTGATGTGGATTTCGAAAGATCATTATAACATGTTACAGGCTCAAATAGTCGAGCTTAAAGCTATTATCGCAGGGCGGGATAATAAGATTAATGATCTAACCGAGCGACTGTTATTTAAGGAACGAATACCGGAAACGCCTGAGAAACAGAACATTACTAATACCAAGATGTTGCAGGAACAGTTGGACAGTCTGGATTTTTTCAACGATCTGGACGGGGGTGATACGGGAGATAGCCTAGCGTTGCTCGAACAAGAACAAAAGAAAGCTCGTAATGATATTCAGGAGTTTGCAAATTGACCAGTATAGAATTTCAGGAAAAAATGTTGATGCTGCGGGCGAAGTACCGAATGAGTACTACCAGTGGGTTTAGAACTGTAGCTCATAATAAAAAGGTAGGCGGTCATCCTGAAAGTTTTCATATGCTTGGCCTGGCCGAGGATGTGGTTATGGATAGTAATTTTGTATTTAATCTTAATGATCTATATAGTGACTGTACAAAGTTAGGTTTACAAATGATATACGAAGGCGACCATTATCATATAGAGGCTAATCTATAATGAGCTTAATGGATAAAATATTCTCCGAAGGCCCGTTGGCAGATGCTAGGGATAAGAATCCTGGCAAGCTGCTTGATGATGATCTTATCATCAGCGAGGACGGACCTTATTCGGACTATGATGAGCTTCGTACAGACCTAAAGGAATTCATTGACGACGTGTCTAGTGCCAGGCGTACCTTCGAACGTATATGGTTCGAGTCTATGTTGTTCTATCTAGGCAATCAATGGTTGGCTTTTGATAATGGTAGGAAACAGTTCAGACAGCGGAACCTTAAAAAGTGGGTTCCTAAACCTGTTACCAATCGCTATGCGAGCACAGCTGATACTATCATAGGCGTGCTTGAGGGTATAGAAGTCAGGCCCACGGCATGGCCATCAACAGATGATCCTGATGATATTGCGAGTGCGGGGGTGGCTGATAAGGTATTGAGGATTATAGATGATGAGATCGAACATACTAAGATAAAAAGAAGTCTTGCTCCTATCATTGTATTACAAGCTGATGCGTTTGTTCTTCCATTTTATGACAAGAATGATAAGTCTCTTGGTGAGATGTTCTTACCATTTGAGCGTTGTATATTCTGTAGATATGAAGCGGCTGTTTCAGATTTTATAGAAAAATGTCCTAACTGTGGAATGTTCGCTGAGACGGAACCTGCAGAACGTGGGGAGTTCTTTCCCTTCGGAAAGCTAAAAGCTCATACGATTAATCCGTTAGAACTATATATTCATATGCAGTCGAATGATGCTGATGAGGCTCAGGAATGGTGTTATGTAAGGCCTTATACATTAGATGTTATCAGGGCTAATTGGAAAAAGGTCGGTAAATACGTCCAAGCTACGAATACAAATAGTAAGGAAGGACAGAATTATTCTTCGATCCTTACGTATATGACCGCTGAATCTAGTGGTGGTAGTGGTAGGCAGACGACAGATACAGCGTTGGTCTATACGCATTTTAAAATGCCATGTGATAAATATCCCGAAGGATTGGTCAATGTACAGGCTGGAGATGGAACTATTCTCGAGGTTGGACCTAGTCCGTTTTATGTAGATGGCCCTAATGGCAGAACCCATTATAATCCGTTGGTACATTTTTCCTATCGAAATATTCCCAGCAGGCTCTATGGCAAGACTCCTATGTTCGATCTTATCAATAAGCAGAAACAAAGGAATCGGCTTGAGAGTTTGATCGAGATTTCTACCATGAAGAATGTTCATAATTCATGGTTATTGCCAACAGGTTCATCTATATCTCAGCTCAGCGGTGAGCCTAGTCAGCTTATCAGATGGACTCCGACAGGTACTAACGGTGCAGAGCCGAAGCTGATAAATAGCAGCCCATTTCCTAATATTATAATTGAATGGCTCAGACAGATTGATAATGATTTTGAAGAAATATCCGGTACGTTCGATGCTCTAAAGGGTAATACACCTAAAGGAGTGAGCGCCGGATATGCTATTCAGTTGTTGACTGAAAAGAGTTATGGCCGTCTTAGTGGTGCGATGCTTAATTGGCAGACAAGCTGGAACAAGGTTTATAAGGTTGGCATAGCGTTGTTTAAACAGAATGTTACCGAAGAACGATTGTATAAGATAAAAGGCGAAAGCGGTCAATGGGAGATCGAAAAGTTTAAAGGTAGTGATATCGCGGGATCGGTTGATATTCGTCTCGAAGGAGGAACGAATAAGCCTAAGACCAAACTAGCTGAACAAGCTCTTGTTGAGACCCTTACCAAGCTGAGAGTCTTCGATATACAAGATCCTCATCAGAAGTATGAAATAGCTAGTCTATTCGGCATGGCTCATATGCTCGGTAATACAGCAGATGATTACAGACAAACTGCCCAAGAATGGGAGGAGTTTAAATCAGGTAAGCCTCCGGTAGTAAGACTGGTTGTAGATAATCATATGGTCCATGTGATGGATCATCAGAAACGAGCGAAGACTAGTGTATTCCGACAATTGCCTGATGAGATGCAACAGATGTGGGAGAAACATATTAGCGACCATATTATGACTATTAGTCAACAAGGTCAGGCACAACCTGAGCCTGGACCTGGCGGAGATATAAAACCAGCGACTAGTAAGGCTAATGAGGTCGGAGATCAGACGATGAATCAGTTAAGACAAGGTGGATCTAATACAATGGGTAGTGGTGGAAAGAACTGATGGATCTAGATTTTAAAATGCCTGATCGTGTGATAAATAAGAAAGCCAAGCAATTACTCTTTGGCTATGCTAAGAACCATACGTATGGCGCGATGGCGTGGGGCGTGAGTGAGGATGAATTGGCCAATGAAGTCTTGTTCCGGATCTGGATGAAACGTCAGGCGGGCATGAAGGTCTATTTCAAGTATGTGGTGATGAAGGCCGCTGAGGCATTGAGGATGAAAGCCCAACGGAAAGGGTTTGTCTTTTTGCATTCGCATGATAAAGCCCCAAAGGAATTTTATGGCCTCACCCGATCCTATGAAGA